CTAGGCTTCCGACATCTCGTGGCCCTTACAGGAGATGGCTACATGGAACTGCGCTTTCTGGATTCTGGGATTCATGGAGGAATATTCCATGAGAAACTGGGCCATTTCTTCGGGAGTCGGCTTACGTATTTCACCGAGTGCTCCGAAGTTTTTCATCTCCAGTAACCGGGCTACACCTTTCGCCACCTTCCGTTCATTGTAATCCACGGCATGGAAGTTCGAGCTTCCGGGTAATATGGTTGCTATCATCTGAGGTTTCTGATTTATTCGGTTTAAAAGATTAGGGTACTTTGAGCATACTCAACCATGGAAATCCCAAAAGGAAATACCATGATGGAACAACATCAAAATCTACTACGTGTTGGAAAGTTTGGTTTTGATACACTTCTGTGTAATGAGTTCCAGGTCTTTCTTTATCCGTTCCATTATTATCTGTGTTTCGCGGACAGTCGGTATCACGATTTCCTGAACATAGCCTGGCGCAAGCAACCCGGCAACTGCCAGTTCGTTGGCTCTTTTGACCACCTGATTCAGGTTGCCACCTGCCCAGGACAGTTCGTTCTGATTCTTTCGGTAAAACTCACCGAGTTCTCGAATCAACTCAATGCGTTCCTTCACATCCATATTGGAAAATTCCTGCACTGCCGACAGGATATAATGACTCACAGAGTGAAATGAGCCGGATTTTTCCTTCAACAGTTGGACTTCCTCCGGGGTAAGCCGCAACTGAAATACTTTGGTCTTCTGTTTCATACTTCCTTTGATTACTTGTTAGCCGGGTTTTCCGGACACCTATTTCGCAGCGCGAAACAGCGATTTATCGCCCCGTTGCGGCAGCAATCGGCAAGTGACCCTTGTGAGGACAAAACTACGTTTTGTAATGACAAGGGTACAACTTGCTTGACAAATCCTGCAACGCAGTTCGATGCCTTCCCGGTAGCTTTAGCGACCTCAAAGAAGCACAAAAAACGTCGAAACGCAAAAATTCACAACATCATTCTTGGGAGAAATCTTCGGTCACTTTATCCTGATTATCAAGTATTCAAGGTATATTCATCTGAATGCTCAGATACTCCAGATTATCCTTTCCTAATATTCAAGGTTACTTGTCTTTAGTTCTTTCAACACCTATCTCTCTTTGTCTGTATCACCTTAGTTTCTTGGGATGCACAATGTTCCAATCCGATAGACTTCAATCACTCGGATAAGAGGATTCTGACTTCGGGCAGACTGAGAGTTTGGAAACAACATTAGTCATGTGCAAGGCTTCCTGCGATAAATGGTTGCCTTCAGTTCCTTAGTGTAACAACACGAAGACTGCATATACATGTAGGGAAAAGATGGAATATTTTTCTGTCTTCGGATGCAGATTAGCGTATGAAGCTGTAACCTCGAAAATAACGAGTATTACAACTACACCAAACGGATTCCTATCGAATCGAATATCATAGTAAAGCGTAATGAAAGTATGTCGGAACATGGATTTAATTTTCTCGAATACTATGAGTGAATCCGACCAAAAAACTTCGGAATAAGCCACTGAAAATCAAGACTTAAAGAGTGCTAACAAGACAAACAAAGAGCTTGAAAAGTTTCTGTATATCGCTGATTTTTAGTATATTTGGTTATGAGAAACACTCATCTAAGGATTGTTACAACTAAGAATATACTGCTATGGCTGAACTCTTACTCATGATATATATGATACCGGTACTCATTGTATTCAGTCTGCTACTTAGGCTGGTTATGTGGATTATCGGTAAGGTTATCCGGCTTATCTGGTGGCTGGTAAAAAACGCATTCGTGCTGGCATGGAAAGTGCTGCTCTTTATCGTTATGATGGTTATTGCCAACCTGCGTGCAACCGGACCCAGGAATTATTGAATTCCACTCCAAGGGAACAAAATGCCATACCTGCTTAAAAGGTGGATAGGGTATCGGTTGAATGAGTGAGTGTTTTCCCTCTGGTCAAGATCTGCTTTTTGGTAGCACAAAACGACAGGTAGGGCAGCTACTGAAAATGAGCCATCCTTATCAATCGTTCTGACTGATATGGATGGCTCTATCATATTAAGGTATAGGGTGCTTTAGAAGCCCTTACCTTTGCTGCGTTCGTAAACCATTTCCTGCTTGGAATCGCAATTGGTTATTCTGAATTGAACAGTACACCCAACAGGCATATTTTTCGGCAAGTCCGGAGTAAGGGAAGTTATCACCTGATTGATATTGCTGAAGCCAATGTTTGTCAATTCGGCCACAACTTCTCCTTTAAAATAAGCACGGGCACGAATCATCATCTTTGGTGATATTCTGAACAGTTTGTTGCCTGACTCTTCCAAATCTCGTGCTTTTCCTTGCTTACTTCTCTTGTTTGAAAAGAATACAAAGTCTATAATCTTTGCGTTAAGTTCCCATGCCGGAGTGAAATCAATTTTTACATAACCACGGGTTACATTATAGCCATGACTATGATTCAGTCCAAATGCAACATCTGAAATATTGGCGTCACAATCGTTTTGAGCAATGGTGGCCCATGTATGACGGAAGGTGTAGCCACAATAGAACTGTTCTTTCTTCATACCCATGTCCATGCAGATTTTTCTGATACCAATGTTTACACCGGCATTGAAGCTGTCAGAATCCCTATATCGGCTATGAAAAACAAAAAGATACTCGTCATTCTCATCGGCTAGATATTTATTGAAAGTATCTTGGATGAATGGTTCTACGCGCATCTCCATATATGCTTCGTCAGAACGACTATGCCGTGTCTTTGCACGTTTATAAGCTATTATCCCATCGTGGTAATCTTCTTTTTTCAAATTATAGAGGTCAACAGTATTGATGCCACCCAAGCAAAAGATGAGCATAGCAATATCTCTTCCTAGTTCAGGAGTAGAGGCGAGCATCTTGGTTTTCGGGAGCGGACGATTGAAGAACTCTCTGCATGCTTCGGCGCTAATAGCTAACTTCATCGTCTTGTCAGACTTCGGTATATTTATTTTCAGCCATGGGTTGTATTTAATCCGAATAATGCCACGTTCTTCGTCATTCAACTCTACTAAAGCCTTTTTAAAAATCTGACGTACACAGGTAGGGTACATCTCTTTAGCTCGGTTCGTTAAGGAGAGACTGTCAATCCATTTGTTAAGGGTAGAAGTGGACAATCTGGAAAACATAACCTCTGTAGTTCCCAGAAAGCGTTGAAGATGATCCACCGCCAATCGGTAGTTTTTAGCATTCCGTTCATGACCTTCTGCACGCATACGAGCAATGAACGCATCTGCAAATTCACTGAAACTGGTGTCCTCATCCATGTTGGTCAAATACTCGATAAGTTCACCGACTGAGTACTGAGAAACATCCTTTCGATTCATGATGTCGCTGTAACGCAAAATTTCGCGAGCGCAAAAATCATTTACCACGGCATCCTTGATTTCTCCAGACTTACCGAGCTGCTTATCCGTAACGATTTTAGAGGTCTTGATATACCCCATACGAGAACGATGAACAATACGAATGTACACCGGATAGAAGCCGTCTGCACGCTTCTTTCGAACTACTGCTTTAAAATTTGCCATATCCTCTTGATTTTTAATTGTTTCAGTGGTGTATGCGTTGGTGTATGCGCCCCTGTCTAAAAGTGTATGCGTGGTGTATGCAATACCCGTACATTTGGCTTCACAAAGCGATGTCAAGTGTACGAACCGCTTAAAAACAGTTTAGGCTGTAATGCCTGAAATCCAAAGCATTACAGCCTAAAACAATTATTTAATTATCTGTCGATTATTCCTCAATAGCAGCCTGCGCCGCGGCCAAAATAAGATACTTTTCAATGAGTTATATAATACTTCTCAACAATATTCGTTTATTCAATTTCTTCGTATCTGTCTATTATGATTAATGTTTTCGTCCATTTATCGAAGAACTCGCCGCTACCAGTCTTGATATATTACCCATTTAAGGCAAATAGATAAGCCACAATCAACACAAATACGAAAAACGATACTTTTATCATCTTAAAGGTTTGAACGCTTTAAAACGGATTATTTACGTTCGTTCACCTGCTTTGATTTAATCAATTCATTGTAGATTGTATGGGCAAACTCCCCTGTGAAATATTCTGCCCAATTCTGATAAGTTAGGCAAATACCGGTTCGAGGGTCTTCGTAATCCATGGTTTCCCATATATCTTCCAATTCTGCATAAACCTCATTGGGATTATTCCCAAGAGCGTCCACCACTTCTTCGGAATAACAGTTTACCAATGTATCTATCCAATCTCCACAATTATCACAACCATCTTTGTAGATAGCATTGAATGCGGCTTTTTTCAATTCATCCATAAAAGGCTCTGTTTTACAATATGGGTACTTTCCGTTCATTGCTTTTCTAATGTGCCGATATTTTTATGTTCAGGAGATAATTCTGTTAACCTACATTCGTTACCATCAAGCGCGGCTTCAAACATATAATCACTATTTGACAAAGTTATGCTTCTACCATTGCTTTTGCAGGAGAATACTCCCTTGTAATTTTCTGTCTCTGTATCTTGTTTGGAATATTTTTCTCCAATTGGCTCAGTACGTATTAGTGTAAATTTTTGAAGTTTACAATATGGATATCCGTTGACCGTAATAGCATTTTCTGATACTTCAATCACTCCGTAAGTTCCCTGCTTAAAAACATATTTATATACACAAGTTGCCTCAAACATTTTATCTGTTCTTTTTTCTGTTTTTATATACAGATCAGCTTCGGATTCTCGCATGATTAAGTCGTAAGTAGTTTCTGTCTTCACAGTGTAATCACCAGCTTCTATAGGCTCTCCTTTTCCTACTTCCACTTTTTCAAACTCAACATTATGCAATATGACATCAGAAAAAGAATCTTCCGGAGTAATAGCATCTATAGCCTCCATACTCAAAAATACACCCGAATAGCGTTCAGCGCCTTTCTCGTCATCTTCACTGCAAGCACATAACAGTAAAGAAGTAATAAGACATATTATTCCAACTATATATCTCATTTTTTTCCCTCTACTAACTTTTCATAAACCTTAATCAACCTCTCCTTTTCAGCCAACAATTCTTCCAAATGCTTCACTCGTTCTACAAGAATAGCATCTGTGCCTACAGACACGTTACCCATCATCGAAGCAGGACTAAAATCGCCGTTTGTTTCAACTGTATTATTTGATAGTCTTGATACTTCATCATCAAAAAAAATTCGTATGTCAGCTTTTAATAGAAAAGCAATCTTCTCTAAGTCTGCCGCTTGAATCTTATTGTTTCTAATGCATCTATGTAGATTTTGTTCGCTCATTCCAACATCAGCAGCAAGTTTCTTTAATCCACCACCTCTGTTTTCGCTCAATTTTCTAACAATTTCTAAATTCATGATTTACAGGAACTTGAATTAGTCGACTAATATTTAATTTCGCATACACTAAATTTTATGACGAAAATATTTGTTCGCCACGAATAAATATGTTAGCTTTGCACTATAAAGTTAAACAATAACCCATAAAAAACAAATAAAATGGCAGAAAATCAAGTAAAAGTACGTCCAACTTTAACGGATTTGGAAGTAGGTAAAGCGGTTACTTTCCCTATTGAAAAGACTAAGAGCGTCCGTGCTCAGGCTTCCGACCTCGGACTTATCCTGAATCGTAAGTACCAGACAGAAACGGACCGAGAAAAGCGTATCATAACAGTAATCAGAATATCGTAATTTGTAATCATCATGAACAAATTTGTAAATATTTCACAACTGATACTATCCTGCATCATGCTTTTTGCGGTGGTTGTCAGCATTGTGGCACATATCATACTTGGAAACATCGCATCGTTCATTGGCTATCTTGTATCAGCTGTATTCATCTTTCTCACATGGAAACTGGTACGTATATCATGGATGGAGTTTCAAAATGAAAACAAATAACCTCTTAACTTACAATATCATGTCTATCAATTTCAAAAAATTAAATTCTCAAATCAAGCCTCTTAAACCGGAAGCAAGACACGTGGGCTACATCTTTATTGCTACAGACAAGCAAAAGAGAGAAAGTCTGGTTGACTCTATTGCCAAGCCCGGTTCTAAACGTTCCCTAATAAAAGTGCTTACATATTTCATTAAAACCGATGAAAATTATCGTGCAGAGTATTCACTTTAATCCGTAATCCTATGCTCACTATTGATTTTCCCGATAAATCCGTTACTTATGACACTTTCGTCCGCGATGTAGCGTCCTCTGTAGTCCGTATGCTTGCCGATACACACAATGACCCCGAAATGGTCAGCCAGCGAAAAGCATACGCTATGTTTGGGCGTGGCAATGTGGATAGATGGCGCAAGCAGGGTAAAATAACCCCCTGCAAGCGTCCGGGCAAAGTTGAATACCGCACAATCGAACTGCGTACACTACAAAGGTTACAACAAGACTATTTCAAATGATAAGGGAGGATAGCTCAGCGGATAGAGCGGCGGTACGTACCCAAATGGCCAAGATGCAGCAGGACACAGGTTCAAATCCTGTTCCTACCACTATTTTTTCACTATTAAAAATCAAAGTAGATGAAAGCAATTCAGCTAAAATCAATCACGCTTCGCAACTGGCGTGGAGAAAAAGAAAGAACAACACAGTTCCATACAGATGGCACTGTTACACGTATCTGTGGTCGTAACGGTCTCGGCAAGTCCAGGCACATGGATGCGTTCTGTTGGCTGCTTTTCGGCAAGGACAGCAAAGACCGTAAAGACTTCAACTTGCGCACCACAGACGAAAAGGGCAATCCCCTGCAGCATTGTGAATGCTCCGTAGAGGGAACATTAGTCGTTGATGGAACGGAAATTACCATCAAACGAGAGTATAAGGAGCAATGGGTCAAACCTCGTGGACAAGTAGAGGAAGTGTTCAAGGGGAATGTCACCGAATGCACATGGGACGGCGTACCTGTTCGTGTCAATGAGTATAAGGAACGTATAAATGCCGAAATCATTGATGAGAACCTTTTCAAGATGCTAACCAATACCGAGTATTTCCTATCGTTAAAACAAGATGTTCAACGTGAAGTGTTAATGTCCATTGCCGGAGCCAAAACAGACAACGAATTGGCGCAGGGAAATGCAGAATTTACCGCTCTCGTAGACATGTTGAGTGGCAAATCATTGGCGGATTATCGTCGGCAGATTGCCGCAGAGAAAAAACGTCTAAAAATGCAAGCGGATGAAATCAAGCCACGTATCGACCAAACGGACAAGATGAAACCAGAAGCCGAGGATTGGAACTCATTGGAAGAAATGCTCACCGACAAAAAGAAAGAGCTGGAAGAAATAAACGAACTTCTGCATTCTGAAGATGCTCGCAAGCAATCTGCCATCGATAAAAAAGCTGCGCTGAACCGTGAAAAACGGCAAATCGAACAGCAACAGAAGGATATTCTTGCCGCAGAAAGGAGAAGTCGTCAGGAGGAAGCCGATAAGCAGAACGAAACACGTAATGAAATCGAGAAAGAGTTGAAGAATATTCATTCCGAACGATCGGATTGCAATATAGACATTACCCGTGCAAAAGAACGCATCAAGTATTTGAACGAAGAAATAACTGGAACAACAAGCAGACTTGAAGAATTACGTTCCGAATGGGCATCCATTCGTGCCACACAGTACACCGGTGATAATATCTGTCCTCATTGCGGTCAGCCTTTACCCGACAATATGATACAAGACGCTCTCCAAAAGTTTGAAGAATATAAACAAAACAGGCTCAAAGAGAATCAATCACGTGGAAAATCCCTGTCGACACAAGTCGAATCATACCGAGAGGAATTAAACAGGCGTAATGAAGAACTTGTAGAGCATTCCAAAAAGATTACTGCCATTGACGAATGTATTGCAGGGCTGTATGATCGTCTGAAATCCACCCCGAAAGCAGCACCGTCCGCCATCAACGAAAACGAGCTGCCTGCGTATGCAGCAAACCTGAAACGTTTGGATGAGATAGAAAAAGAAATAGCAAATATCACATATACTCAGACAGATACCGAACTGTCCGAACGTGCCGAGTTGGTGAAATCTGCTATTAAGAACTTGGAAATCCAACTAAACAACCGTACCATTATCGCCAACTATGATAAAGAAATAGAGCGTCTTGAAAAGGAAGGTCGTGAACTCGCACAGAAGATAGCCGACATAGAGAAACGTGAATATATAGCTGCTAAGTTTGCCAAAGCTCGCATTGATGATTGTGAGAGCCGTTTGAACTCGCTGTTTGGCATGGTACACTGGAAACTTTTCGATACCACTCTTGACGGAAACGAATACGAAGTATGTATTCCTATAATTGATGGTGTGTCCTATGGTACGTGCAATACAGCAAAGCAAGTGAACGCAGGTATTGACATCACCAACACATTGGCAAGGCATTACGAAGTCTATGCTCCAATGTTCATTGACCGTGCCGAAAGCGTGAATACATTCATTGCTTCCAACGCACAAATGATATTCTTGCAGGTTACAACAGACAGTCAACTAACAGTAAAATAAATAGTTAAATCTTTAATTATTAGAATTATGAACGAAAGACAAATCGCACCGGTTACACATCAAAGTAACGTTCCTGCTGGCATCAACTTCTTTGACCCGACAACCATTGAAACGCTCAACCGTTTCTCCACCATGTTTGCCAATTCCAGTCTTGTACCCGAAAGTTACCGCATTGGCGGTGTTGTTGGCGGTAAGACCGGAGAAGGACCTAAAAAAACGGTCTCTGAAGCCGAAGCAGTAGCCAACTGCGTAATCGCATTCGATGTGGCCACACGCATTGGAGCATCCCCTCTTATGGTAATGCAGAACTTGTACATTGTATATGGTCGCCCATCTTGGTCGTCCAAGTTCCTAATTGCCACTATCAATACTTGTGGACGCTTTGAACCACTGAAGTTTGAATTGACATCAAATGGAGTTTGCAATAACGGTGTGGCAAATGTCAAGTGTGTGGCATGGACTACTCCTAAAGGTGTTACGCATGATGAGAACGGAAAACCGGTTACATCAAAATCACCACTTGCCTTACGTGGTACAGCCGTTACCATACAAATGGCGATTGATGAGGGTTGGTATAGCAAAAACGGCAGCAAGTGGCGTACTATGCCCGAACAGATGTTACGTTACCGTGCCGCCTCGTTCTGGTGCTCTACATACTCACCGGAACTGTCAATGGGTATGCGTACCGTTGAAGAAAATGTAGAGGACGCCGATTATGTCGATGTTACAGAACAAGTTGCGAAAGAAATTTCCACGCAAGCCAACAAAGGCACTATCAGTTTTGATGATGCAGTAGCTCCGGTTTCCAATGAAGTTCCGGCAGGTGTTGACCCTGAAACAGGAGAAATTAAAGAGACCCAAGGTGAAACAAGTACCGAAAACCAAGCCTCAACCGAGGATGATGGACCGGGCTATTAATCCTATTTGAAATGAAACTTCATGTGTTAGGTTCTTCATCATCAGGCAACTGTTACCTCTTCCAGTCTGAAAAGACTGGTGAGGTACTTGCAGTGGAAGCCGGAGTTAAGTTCAACAAAGTAAAAAAGGTTCTTGACTTCAATCTAAACAGCATTGTTGGTTGTATCGTCAGCCATGAGCATGGCGACCATGCCAAATGTGTGGGCGATTTTATAAACGCCTGCATACCTTGCTATATGAGTCAAGGCACAAAACATGCGCTTGGTTTCTCTTCCAGCTATTGGGCAAAAGGGCTGTTGCCATTCGAACAAGTTGTGATAAATGGATTTAGAGTGATACCGTTCCCTGTACAACATGATGCTGCGGAACCTTACGGATACCTCATCCGTCATGAAGAGTGCGGAACAGTGCTGTTTGCCACAGACACCTATTTCCTAAAATACAAATTTCCCGGTCTTAACAATGTAATGTTGGAGTGCAATTATAGCAAGGAAATTCTTGATGCAAATTTCACTGCCGGGCGCATTGACAAGAAACGCTACGAACGCACCATTAAGTCGCACATGTCCTATGATAACTGTCTCCTCACATTGCAAGCCAATGACCTGTCTCAAGTATGCAACATTCTACTCCTGCATCTGTCCGACAATAACAGCAATGCTACGGAGTTTATCCATGGAATAGAAAGATTATATCCAGAGATAGAAATAACAGCCGCTACAAATGGGCTTTCGTTAACATTTAACAAGAATCCCTATTAGCATTTGTGATTATGAGGAAAAATAATAGTAACCAGTAAATAAAGTAATATGAGAATCTATTTTGATATAATATTTATTGTTTTGAATATCATCATTTTTGCTGTTAACTTTCATTTTGCTTTAGAATCCAAATCCTCTAAAGCATATACGTATGCCATTTTAGGAATGAGTTTTGCCATTGCAGCCATCATCCTACTTCTATCTGCGGATTTAAATCAAGAATCATAATGAAAAAATCAGTTGAAAATACTCAATACAAAACTGAGATTTGTAGGCCAAACAATAGTGATCTATCATTTTAATAAAAATAAAAACAATGAGAAAAATTGAGATCGTTGAACATGTTATCAACAATACGACTATTAGTCGCTCACAGGCTATTCAAGCCGTAGATTGTGCTTTTGATGCTATTGAGAAAGCACTTTGTAAAGGTGAAAGTGTCTATATACGTGGTTTTGGCACTATCAAGACTTATATCACAAAAGAAAGGAAAGCCCGTAATATCTACAAGAGAACAACGGTAGTCATTCCGGCTAGACGAACAGTAAAACTTGTAGTCAGTAAACAACTCAAAGAAAAAATGAACTCATGATGCACACGTGGTTTGAATGTAAAATCCGTTATGAAAAGACAATGGATAACGGAATGAACAAGAAAGTAACGGAACCCTATCTGGTTGACGCGCTCAGCTTCACGGAAGCGGAAGCACGCATCATTGAAGAAATGACACCCTTTATTTCCGGTGAGTTTACAGTTTCCGACATTAAACGTGCCAACTATAGCGAGCTCTTTCCCTGTGAGGAAGACAGTGCTGACCGCTGGTTCAAGTGCAAGCTGTATTTCATTACCTTAGATGAAAAAAGTGGAGCAGAAAAAAAGACAGCTACCAACGTACTGGTACAAGCAGCCGACTTGCGTGATGCAGTAAATAAACTGGATGAGGGTATGAAAGGCACAATGGCCGACTATCAAATTGCATCGGTAGCGGAAACTGCCATTATGGATGTCTATCCATATGCCGCAGATGAGTCCATTACGGATACCATCAGTGAAAATGCCAATTCGCCTGTTGTACGAAATTTCATACAATCTCTCCCCGAAGGTTGCAGGACAACGATAACCGTTGGTGGGAAAAAAGTTGTAGTAGACAAGACCGGAAAAGACACCATTGTTACACCCGAAAAGCAAAGCGACAATGACACTTGAGGAAATGCTTCAAATGGAAAGGAAACGAAAAAAGAAGCAAAAATATGACGATGAGGAACATCGCATACAATACTCTTGCGTAAAGTGGTTCAATTTGAAGTATCCGAAGTTAAAAGGCCGGTTGTTTGCTGTGCCGAACGGAGGAAGACGTGATACTGTTACAGGTGGCAAATTGAAAGCTGAGGGCGTAACAGCCGGTGTATCCGATTTGATTCTGTTGAAAAGCAATCGTGATTATGGTGCGCTGCTCATTGAAATGAAAAAGAAAGGCGGCTATCAATCTCCATCACAAAAAGAATGGCAAAAGATAATATGTGAAAACGGAGAATACAAATATGTTCTGTGCTTTTCGCTGGATGATTTCATTCGTGAAGTGGATGATTATTTGAGAAATGAATTTTAAAACTATGTCTAATATGGCAAACATCAAAACAGGTCTTAATTATTATACTGTCGATACCGATAGATACCAAGACCGTCGGATAAAACGGCTGAAAAAAGATTTTAAATGCCGGGGCATTGCTGTGTACGACTATATTCTGTGTGAGATTTACCGAGTACAAGGCTGTTTCCTTGTGTGGGATGCAAATACTGCCTTTGACGTGGCTGAGTACTTCGGGCTGGAAGAAAACACGGTGCAGGAAGTTGTGAAATACTGCGGTTCGGTGGGGCTTTTCGATAAAGAACTACTATCACGTGGGATTATCACATCGGCATCAATCCAGCGACGATATACGGAAATGTGTACCCGCGCCAAAAGAAAGTCTGTATCTATACCTGAATCTTATAGACTCATTCAGGAAGAAAGAGCTCCCGATCCGGTTCCGACTTCCAAAGGTGCTTGCCAAAAACCAGACAATCCGCCTCCAAGTGAAATCTATTCCCTTACACTTGATGAAGAAATTGCCGAACTGAAAAAAGATGAGTGTTGGCTTGACCAGCTACAAGTACTTCATCACATGGATATATCATTATTGCGCAGCAGTCTTGATGACTTCCGGGTGCAATGCCTGGCAGACGGGAAAGACCGGCATTCTTCCTTACAGGATGCCAAACAGCACTTCAACGCATGGTTGAGAATTGTAAATGATAAAAGTAAAAGAAAAGATGATAAAGTTAGACCCGAAAGCAGAAATCAACGCAGAGGTAATCTTCTCAAATCTGATGAAGAGAAAACATATGGTAACTCGTTTTAGATTGCCATATACCGCCAAGCAAGTTTACGCTATGCTATATGAAGCGTGCCGGGTGGAAGTTGCTCATAGGCATAGGGAATTTAATGCCACCGAACAATACAAAAAGCACCTTTGGGACATTTCCAATTGGATTACATCGGAAGCCTCCACTTTCGGATTGTTTCTATGCGGCGGTGCCGGTAATGGAAAAACCACCATTCTACGTGCGTTGCAAAACCTTATAAACTACTTGCGCTCAGATGAAGGATATAGCAGTAATGTGAATACATATCCAGTACGCGGATACATGATAGTACCGGCAAAGGAGCTCGTTTTGTTGGCAAAAGCATACAACAACCCTACACGTGACAATATATCTGATGTGGCACGGTACAAAAGGTTGCGTGAAGTTGAAATACTCGCAATAGACGACCTCGGTTCAGAGCCGAAAGAAAGCATTCATTATGGCGATTACGTAACAGCAGCAATGGATATATTGTCTTTCCGGTATGAAGAGCAATTCTGCACGCTGGTTTCATCCAATCTTACGGCAAAAGGGATTTCAGAATATTACGATGAACGCATTGCAGACCGTTTCCGTGAAATGATGCTAATCATCAATTTCGGCAATGAGCAGTCATTCAGAAAACAGTAAACTAATTAAAAACATTATGACGATGAATACAGATTATAGTTATTGTTCGGGCGTTACCTGCTCAATCCGCAAGAGTTGCAAACGCTATTTACCCGATCCACCCGATACACGTTTGCAATGGGTATGGCCAGCATACAATCCGGAAACAGACAAATGCAAGTACTATGAGCCAACAACCATTAATTCAAATAAAAAATAAATATGGATTATTTAGAAGTAAAGAAGTGTGAAGTATGTGGAAAGACTAAACATATTTCAGAGTTCAGTAAATCATATCCTAACAGGTGTAAAACTTGTGTAGCAGAACACACGAGACAAATGAGAGCTGCTGAAAAACTTAAAGCTAAAGTAAAGGCTACCGGCGAGGTCATAGATGTTGAACCTTCAGGTACTATGCTGGTTTCATGCGGTTCATTCATAACAAAAGACGGTAGAAAAATACCCGGAACAGCACTTGAATTTGAAAAAGCCATAGACTGGGAACAACGCAGATACGAGATTGCGAAAGAGCTAATGAAAGGATTTTCAGCCAATTCACATAATCAGTGTGTGGATGCAAGTAGCGAAACGTTAGCCCAGTGGAGCATTAGCGGTGCTGATGCTCTTATTGCAGAATTGAAGAAAGGAGGTAAAGGATGAAACGAGAAGATATTGAAAAAGCGGCAGAAGAATGTAGACTCACAACTGCACAGTCAATGGGTGTATATGGACAATACCATTCAATAGACGAGTGTCCCGAGCATGGACTTTCATGCGATGAATTAGTAGAGGGTTCATTCATAAAAGGTGCAGAATGGCGCATTAATAGCGTGTGGCATGATGCAAGCGAGGTGCCAGAGGAGCACAGGTTTTGCCTCTATATCCTTAAAGACGGCACCTATGGATGCGGATATTATCACAAAGAAGATAATAGCATTTGGTATTCACGATTTACGAATATTGTCAAATGGGCTTATTTTCAAGATATAACGCCTAATATGGAGGATTAATTTATGAAACCTATATTAAATACTGAAGACATTAGGAAATTAAAGACTGATGAACGCTTAATTGAATGTTCTTGCGGCAAAGTGAATTATTATAGATTCTTATGTTTCCACCCACGAAACACGAATTATGTAATTCTATTGAATCATTGCGAAGAGCCTGAAAGGTTTTTTGTTCAAAACCTTATAGACCGGTTCTATACAAATTATACAAGTCGTGATATAATCACTTATCGTAGAGATTACGCCATTAAGAAACTCAAAGAGTTTGAACAAGCGTTGTCTGAATTAGGAGATAAAGATGAGTTATGAGATATGCACTTAGAAATCAAGATAAAATTGCTGCTGCATATAGTTCCGAATACTTGAAAGAGCATATAATCGGAAGCCTTGACAGTTATTTCAATGTTCCAAGAAGTCAAGAAGAAGTTGAGGATTTTATTTACAGTTCGTGTGTTTGTTATAGCACAAATCAAGGTAACTACCCAATCATGCAAATTAATGACATTGCAGACGATAATGATGCCATGTTGGAATTTGCATGGATAGGAACTCAATATGATGTGATTAAACTTGCTTTTTTAGGCAGAATGAAAGGATAAACCAATGAAAAATGTAACGAAACTCGCTAAAAAGTCCGCAGGGCTTAGCCAAAAATGTTCGATTTGCCCACTTATGCAAAGATGCACTTTAGAAATCCATAGAGCTTGTTTTGACAGCTTTGTAGAGGGTTTCAAGAAAGGGGCCAGAGCTGCGGAAAAAGAAATGAATAAAAATTCAAAATAAGAACAGATATGAGAAAATTTAAAGTAGGAGATAAAATACATTTTGTCGGTGAACGAAACGCATACACCATTCGCGCTTGTGATTCCCGCTATCTAATATGTACTAAGTCTTTCAATCCCCAAAGAACGGTACTTTACACTATTGTTGATTTACAGGAAAAAATAAGAGGTACAGAGAATTTAGTGTTCGGTATGGGGTTTGAAACCGATGAGGAGTGCCAAGAAGCATTGCAACGTTTACAATCTGGGAAAACAGAAATAAGTTACAGAAATAGAGTTGAGCTTTTGTTCAAATAAAGTAAGAAATGAACGGTGAAACAAAAATCATATTAGATGCCTGTTGCGGTAGCCGAATGTGTTGGTTTGATAAAGAAAACCCTTTGGCTTTGTTTGCTGACATTAGGGACGAAGAATACATTCTTTGTGATGGCCGAAATCTGAAAGTCCACCCAGACATCGTATCGGACTTTACCGATATGCCGTTTTTGGATAAATCCTTTAAACTGGTAGTGTTTGATCCACCCCCATTTGCTAAAGGTTGGTAAAGATAGTTGGTTAGCCAAGAAGTATGGTAAACTTCCTGAAGATTGGCCAAGATTGATAAAGAAGGGCGTAGATGAATGCTTTCGTGTGCTGGAAGACTACGGAGTTTTGATTTTCAAATGGAATGAAGACCAAATAACAGTCAAAGAAGTGTTGAAAGCTATCGAACGGCAACCTCTGTTTGGGCATACCACCGGAAGACATGGAAAGACCATGTGGATGTGCTTTATGAAATTACCAATTAACGAATAACGGATTATAAAATTTGAAAATATAAGTATGAAAAAGGTAATTGGGAAAATATATATCTATAAGGTACTGCCACCTTATAAGAATTGGTACAGTATCAAGACTGATGATGGGCTAAATCGTAGTAATGTCGTAATTGTTGGGAAAAAGCAATTATTGAAAGTAGCTTTAGCATTGATTGTTATGGCTCTGTTTAACAAAAATACTACTATAAATAAATTCAAAACAAATTAGGAAAGATATGAAAAAAAGATTAGCAAAAAAGATTCTTTATGTCACTTCCGTATTTGGAAATTGGGATAGTAATTATCAACCGTATTCAATTCCACAACAGCAGAAAGCATTGAAAGTTTTGAAAATTCCAATGGATATCAGAGATACGATCTTAGAATACGGAGTATTTGGCAAAATCCCTGTTGAATACAGAAAGTATAATCCGGTGGAGATTTTCCAAATTATGCTTAGTAAAAACATGAATCCCGGATCTGTAAAAGAGTTCCGCAGGTGTATGAAGCAGATTCTAAACAAATAATTCAAATCGGAACAAATATGAATAAAAAAGAAATCATACGAACCATCAAATCCTTTAAGAAGATTCTGAAAAAAGGCATTCCTCAGACAGAGCGTGGAATCAGTTACTGGGACATTCATGAGAAACGATACACCGTCTACGAAATAGCCGCACGCTTTTTACGGATGAAAGGCTATAACGTGCGAATTGAGATAGGTGATAATACAGAGAATCCCTCTTACTGTTTCGGATACATACGGTTCTATAGGTACGTGGCAATCAGTTTTAACTAATATCAAAAAACAAATATTATGAAAACAAAGAAAGATAAAATATTAGAGAAGTTGCGCAAGCTAATGAATCTAAAAGAGTCAGCTACTGCATTGGGTAACGAAGGCGAAGCAAATGCAGCTGCGGCAGGCATAACACGCTTGTTGATGGAGTATAATCTAACTGAAAACGATATACCGGAGCAAGAGAAGTTAGAGAATCCAATTGTATCAGAAGAAATACCTTTCAAAATAAGCACAAATGGTAGATGGTATAGTGACCTCATATCAGTAGTTTGTGAATATAATATGTGCCGTAGTCTTATTATTAGCAAATTTAATAATGGCAGAATGAAACGTAGTGAATTTGAAATAATAGGACGAAAAAAGAATGTTGAAGTAGTTCTGTATCTCATTTCCTTTTTATCTCACCAGTTTATAGCTATCGGCAAACGTAATTATGAGGAATATAAACATGATTGTATATGGAAATACGGGAAAAGCCCCAAAAGCCTTATTATGTATTTAAAATCATTCCTATACGGTTGTGTTATAGGCCTTTCAGAAAAATTTGATGAGAGCAAAAGGATATTGGAAACAGAAAATAATATCACAGCTCTTGTACGTACCACAAAAAGTGAAATAGATGATTTCCTTAAAGGAGAAAAGATTGGTAAGGCCAGAGAATCAAAGTCGGATATTGATGCTCTATGCGCTATGAGAGGCATAGAAACCGGCAAAAATGTGGAAATATGTAAAGGTATTCATGCTGAATCTGTTAGTGAAAACTTGAGGTTACAATAATTCGATAGTGTATTAAATATAAACAAAAATTATGGAGTTTAAATCGCAAATATGTACTACCCGTGAGCAGTCAAAAAGATTGCTCGCTTTGGGGCTAAAGCCGGGAACGGCAGATATGGTGTACCATTACACAAAGAGTAAAGTACCTGCATTGAAATGGGAGTTGCAAACTAAGCCGCCAACATCAAGAGGGAAGTTTTGGACGCCGGAAAGAATAGCAAAGTTAGCATCGCCTTTTCATAAGCATCCAGATGGAACACCGATGACCGGTGAAGAGGTGTTTGATAGATTGTGGGGCAAGGATGTTCCAGCATGGAGTTTGTCTCGATTATTGGAGATACTTCCCCCACTAATTCCACAGCAAGACAACCATCCTGACTTAGACTTGGAAATCTCAGTTGATAATGTATTTTGGTTTATACGGTACATAGAGCTGGGGTATGACTGCAAACATGAGGTTATGAAAGAAAACATTTTCGATGCAGTCATAAACATGATTGATTGGCTGATTGCCAACGGACACTTTAATAAAGAATACTACAATGAAAAAGATAATGTTCAACGATAAATACGGCTTAACTCAGGCTGTATTGGATGATCGGAAGACGCAAACCCGAAGAGTCATCAAATGTCCGAGAGAATTTAAAGGGGAATGGGTAGCCGGATTCAACATACATATACGTCAGTCCGATAAGAAAGTAGTTGGCTGGCCATGTATGTACGATGCAGACGAACGTGAGTTTGACGAAGGAGAAATCCTGCCACGATACAAGGTAGGCGAAATCGTAGCCGTTGCGCAGAGCTATGCTGACATAGGCATAGAGCCTTTCGCTTTTTGCGAAGCAGCTTGGCGCAATAAAATGTTTGTGAAAGCCGAACTGATGCCGTATCAGATTAAGATAACCAACGTCCGCATACAGCGATTGCAGGATATTTCTGATGAAGATTGCTTGGCAGAAGGTGTTGTGAAGATTGTACATAGTATTCCGACAAAAGCTCCTCAGTACATAACTGGGTATTATCCATCTATGTCATTGAAAGAAGCCGCCGATAAGCTCGGATGGGGACGTTCTTACTCTACTCCTCAATATGCCTATGCCGACCTCATTGACAAAGTGTCCGGCGAAGGCACATGGGAAAGTAATCCGTGGGTGTGGGTTTATGAATTTGAATTAATGAAATAATCATGAGCATTGCAGAAGATATTATAGACGGTTGGTGTTGCCAACTTTGTGGTGTGTACTTTGAAGAAGAACACGGTTACCCTGTTGTTTGCGAAAGCTGCTACAACGAACTATCAGAAGAAGAAAAGAAAGATTATCAATTAGCAACCCATAAAGAATTTTAATGTATTTATCATATGGATGCAAAAACATTCTTTAGCAAGGTAGTTCTGATGCGCAAAGCACAGAAAGACTATTTCAAGTGTCGCACCCAACAAAACTTGCGGAAATGCAAGGCACTTGAAACGGAAATTGACGGAGAAATTGAACGTGTAAATAGTATTACCGGAGTTTCTTCCGTTTCCAAAGAACCCCGACAGACAAATTTATTCACTGATTAAATCATACAATATGAACTCAACTGTATTAAAAGAAATCATGGCATTCCTTTTCGGGCGCAAATATTATGCCAACATTGTAGCAACAAAAGGAACAACAAAGCAAGAAATCTGTTCTTACATTTTTGCAACAAAAGAAGCCGCCAATCGGCATCGACTGGAAATCGAAACAACTCTGTCATTCCGGTTTGTCGAAACAGTTTCTTTCCGTTCACGCCGGATATATTTCGATTCGTCTGTAAAAAGTTAAACCATAATAATCTGTGAATCATTCTATTTTCGTATTATGATTATCAAAAAACTAAAAACATGGTGGCAGTCACGTAACTACTATGTGATTGCCGATGGTAACGACAATTCAATCACGCTATCCAAACGCTTGTTTCTCCATATCAAAGGTAAGGCGAAAAAGGGCGATGCAGCCCAAGTGTTTGTTTTCAGAATTGCCGGACAAGATTCTTTCGGCTTCACCGTCAATCCAAATATCGGACAACCGACTCAACTATGCGATATTCAATATAATGACAAGTATAAGTGCATAGGCTTTGAAAGTCTGTGCCCGTCGGTCGGTCTTATGCTTTATGAGCATGGATTACCCGGTGATAGTATAGTCAAACTGTCTGTGTCTATACATCATACAAGCAAAGGTCTCATCTATTATCAAATTGAAAAGCCCAATGGAAAGTATATTAGGAAATACAAGAAAGGCTGATATAGTATTCTATTCTTCGGGAAGAATAGACATTACATCTCATATAGCCAAGCAACTTCATCTCTCGCGAGGTGATGTCCTGGATATTATGAGTGAGAACGGAGAATTATATCTTTATGTCAGATACCGCTCACCAACCGGCGGTCGGCATGAAGCATGTGTGTTTCCATCCAATAGGCAAGGGAAACATTTCAGAGCCTCATCTAAAAGGCTGTGCTCCGCCATACTTGATGTGTCGGGCGTAACAGACAAGGCGAGATTATGCGTTGGAGAGCCTAAGGAAAGCCAATATCATGGCACATTGCTACCAATCATTACCAAACTCCTTTTGTAAGAAAGATATGATTAACGCTGTAAGTAATATTTAGAAATGCAATAAAAAACAGAATGACGATAATTAAACGTAAAACGTTTATAATTAAGCATTTTGCGAGAATTGCAGAACAGACAGACCTGCAAAAGAAAACAAAATATTGCGACGTTTCAGTTACCAGACTGTTAGCCGCCTGTTTCGGAAACGACGGCAGGTAACCGAATTTTTACCGATAAGAACAAAGCGGATTTGTATTCACTGTTTCTCAATGTTTTGCATGCCAAAGGACGCTTTTCAAAGGAGTATTTTTACAACCTAAAAAAGAGCGTTATGAAAGTGGAAAAATTCAAGGTGCTGCTCTACCTGAAAAAGAGCGAGCCGGACAAGACCGGCAAGGCCCCGATCATGGGACGGATCACCCTCAACCGCACGATGGCGCAGTTCAGCTGCAAGCTCTCCTGCACCCCCGGGCTGTGGAACGCGCGTGAGAGCCGGCTGAACGGCAAGAGCCGGGAAGCGGTGGAGACCAATGAAAAAATAGAAAGACTGCTGCTTGCCGTACACTCGGCCTTCAATTCCCTCATGGAAAGAAAAAGGGATTTCGATGCCGCCGCGGTCAGGGACATGTTCCAGGGCAATGCGGGCATGCAGATGACCCTGCTCAAACTTCTCGACCGGCATAACGGGGAAATGAAGGCCCGTGTCGGTGTGGACCGTGCGCCCACCACACTCTCGACCTACCTCTTCACCTACCGCACGCTTTCCGAATTCATCAAGGCGAAATTCAAGGTTCCGGACCTTGTCTTCGGGCAGCTCAACGAGCAGTTCATCCGCGACTATCAGGATTTCATCCTTCTGGAAAAGGGATATGCCGTGGACACGCTTCGCGGCTACCTGGCCATCTTGAAAAAGATCTGCCGCATCGCCTACAAGGAGGGCCACTCGGAGAAATACCATTTCTGCCACTTCAAGCTGCCCAAGCAGAAGGAGACAACACCGAAAGCACTCAGCCGTGAGAATTTCGAGAAGCTGCGTGATCTGGAGATACCGGAAAAACGCAGGTCACATGTCATCACCCGGGACCTCTTCCTCTTCGCCTGTTACACCGGCACCGCCTATGCCGATGCGGTAAGCATCACCCGGAAGAACCTCTTCCGGGATGACGAGGGCAGCCTCTGGCTGAAATACCAGCGAAAGAAAACCGACTACCTCGGACGTGTCAAGCTGCTTCCGGAAGCCGTCGCGTTGATTGAGAAATACCGGGACGATACCCGCGAGACTCTTTTCCCGCCGCAGGACTACCACACGCTCAGGGCCAATATGAAATCCCTGCGCCTGATGGCAGGGCTGAGCCAGGACCTTGTCTACCATGTCTCGAGTCACAATAAAATCTTTTATTGA